GCCAAAGTATCTATTTCATTTTGGGGAAGTTCAAAGAGTTCTTCTAGCTTTTTTGTCATAAAAGTATTTAGTTACTTTCGTGATCCATTTCTAAAAAGGTCATCCTCAGTTATGACTCTAAAAGCGAAACCTTGCATTTTGCAATATGCTGTAGCTGCTGCCCATTTAGCATGATTTACAGCAACTACTGCTCTATCTCTTGCGCTGGCCGCACGGCTTTCAATTAGACTTTGTTTTTTGGGTTTAATCTCTACTACTTCAGCAATTGCTTTCCCAAACTTGTTTTGATAAACAACAAAGAAGTCTGGTATATAGTTATGCACTTTGCCATCCAATGGACTACGATATGGGATAGACATTGATTCGCTAGCCCAATGTGTTACATTATTATGTGTATCACAGAAAGTCATAAATGTTAATTCCCAGCCCGAACGATATTTAGGTTTATGCTTCCCTACATACTTGTGTGGGTTTTTGGGAGTGTATATACCTTGTGCCCAGTTACCCATGATTATTGTATTATGTTACGTGCAACGGGTAGATTTGGTTTTGGTATTATACCTATACCGTATAGAGATGTTTTGCTTTTAAAACTATTCATATAGTAAGCAAAAATTTGATTCATTTCCATCTTTTTTTTGCCCTTGATTTGATCCAACAAGTCAAGTGCATCAATGCCGGTTTCTTGTGATACTCTGAATAGTACTGCAGTAAAATTATTTGCAATAGTTTTAGTAGGACAAATAGACGCAAAATATCCATGAACGATATCATATTCGTTTCCGTTTATTTGTAATGTAATTGCGTAAAATGAATCAAATATTCTAACGGTTTGATCCATTGAAGTGCGGTTGTCTAGAATTTGTGGCATAATAAATTAATAATTTATATTATTTATCTACCTTGAGGGGGAGGTGCAGTAGTAACTCCACTATTACTAGTACCGGCATATGGGGTTGAACCTATTTGTTGAGGAGTAACTTGTGCATTGCTTGGAGGGGCGCCGGCTGTGCCGTTAGTTGATGGACTCGCACCAAATATAGGTGTACTGATATTTAAATTTCTATTAGGGGTTCCGCCTACTGAATTTATTATACCATTTGTAATTTCTTGTTTAGTAAGTTGTCCCAAATTAACATTCTTAAATGTATTATATGCTGTGCCTGCTGTTTGAATAGCACCCAATAGATTTACCTGGCCAGTTACTGGGTCAGGGGTTAAATTATTAATAATTCCTCCCGCAGCATCTAATAATCCACCTTGTCCTAATATGTTTTTATTAGCGCCCGGTCTCATTATTGGACTAGGGGTTCTGTCATAGTTAGCATCATCGCCGAACCCAGTAACAATGTTACCTGGCTTTTTGCCATCTAATCCACCATCGTTGTAAACTACAGTTTCATAATCAATAGTCATTTGATGTTCCATAATGCCAGTGCCTTGAGCATAGTCATATGTATCATGTGAAAATCTTGTTATGACGGGATTAATTAATGTATAAGCTGTCCAATTATGTTGACTTAGACCAAATACAGTTATTTGTTTAAAAAAAGGTATTTTTGAACCAGATGGATCCGGCGATTCACCAGTAAGACCCCAGTTATCATTACCTGTTATAGATGGTTTATATTGATTACGAATATTGTATGTAGCATCAGTGGATAACGGATATGCTCCGGTAACTAATTGTCTAGGTGGAGTGCCCGGTGTTCCCGGTAATACAACTTGTGGAACAGTGCCATCAGCATAATAATAATTGTAATATGCTTTCCATAAACTTCTTATTGTGCCACCTGAGTTAGGGGTATTAGGTGCTGTGCCGTGATCATCATGGAAAGTAATATCTATCGGATCATATTTTATTTTTGACTGAACCAATCTTTTACGATTGTATTGATTCATTATTGCTACTTCAAAGTTAAAGCTAGGAAGTTTTACTGTTTTTACTAGTAGACCGTAATTTGATCCTGTATTTACATTTTCGCCGTATGCAGCTGGATTTATTTCAAAATAAGTATGAAATAGATATTTAAACTTAGGGGCGTTTTGATATGAGTTAGGTCTAAATGTCTTACTAGCGTGAGTATAATCCCGTAGGTAATCGCCGCCGAAAAATGTTCCGGCGGCGCCTTGTAGTAAGTTTTCAAAAAATCCAGACATGCTAGATTTATTTAGTGTTAATTATACACTAGCACCAATACCAGTAGATAATGAACCTGCTGTTCTGCCGATAGTAGCACCAACACCAGAACCAATTGCAGATTGAATTGCATTATCAAAGCGGATTGTCAATGCGATAGTTACAACATCACTTGTACCATAGTTCAATGTGTTATAGTTGGCTGTTTGTAAGAAACATCCATATAGTTCCCATGTTTCTAATACGACAGGAGCATTTGTACCGTTACCACCATCTAGTATTTCGATGTTAGTTTGGAACTTATAGTCTTGTCCTGAAGCAGCACTTGCCATTTCAACAAAGTCTAATTGTTTCTGTAGTTGTTGACCAACTAATCTTGAAACATTGCCAGATGCGTCATCACGAATGTTGACTGACATTGTTTGCCAAGCATATTTACCTGCCAAATACATTGTTGAATTGTATACGGGCATTGTAATTTCAGTAAATTGTACTTGTGGACGTGAGCAATCAATAACTTGTTTAGTTAACTCTACTGTACTTGTGTCTGTTCCAAAATTCAAAAAGTTTACTCTGAATCTGAATTGTAGTTTTGGCATTAGTAAGCCCTGATTGCCGCCGGCGTTATCAGATGCTACTGTCATGTTGAACAATGATTGTGAGGCTGTTGCCATTTTATATATCTCCTGTTAATCTTATTTATCTTAAATAAACAGATAACCCCTTGCGGGGTTATCCTAGCTTATTATAATGATGCTATCTCACCTGTGTTTAGAACACGAACCGGAACGTAAATGAATTCAGCAGCTTTCACTGGTTCAAGTGCAACGTCAACCCAAAGTTCATTTCTATCTATTCTAGCTGGGGTATTGTTACTTTCGTCACAAATTACCAAGTAGTCATAGATACCGCGTTTAGCAACCAAATCTACCATCAGTGTTTGCATAACACCCGCAATTTGATTACGTGTCAATGCATCATTTGGTTCAAATACGAACGGTCTTGCTGCCAATGTTAATTGTCTACGTACATAAGCAATTAAACGTGCTACATTGACTCTATCTAATGCACTAGAACTGTTAAAACTTGTCTTATTGCCATAATTCAACAAACCAACACCAGTAAAGAATACCAATGGGTTGATAAAGTTAATGTATAATACATCACGTATACCAAGACTTGTTTTTGTAGTTATAAACTCACCTGTAGTTGGATCAACATAACCAATGTTTGTAGCATTGTCGATAACACCGCGGCGTGTGCCAGCTGCTGCTAACCAAGGATAGCTGATTGTGTCATTCTTCAAGAATGTACGTAACATCATGTGACTCGGAGGAACAGCAACCAAGTTACCGCTTAGGTCACTTGTGATACCACTTGGATAGAACAAGCCTAAGTATGTGTTACGTGTTACACAACCTTCTTCGCCTGTGCTTGTTGCACCTGCTGCGTTGGTTGCCCATGCTGCAATATCAGTAGCAGTCGCTGGCAATCTCATTGGAGTATCACCGATGATATAGCCTGTCTCACCACGATCAGCATTCAATACAACCATGTTAGGTTGTAATTCTGGGTAGTTAGGTGTAGCCATCAAGTTGAAGAAGTTATCTTCATCACGGATATCAGTGTTTGTGTCAATTGCTGAACGCAATGATTTTACAACCACTGCACGTTGCGCTTGACGACCCATATATGGACTGCCATTACTTTGTAATCCACTCTCACTTACCCAGGTATAACTTACCAGTGGTAAGTTAGATGTATTAGTTGGATCACCTGCATCATATGGACCTGCATTTGGATAGTTAGCATTTGTAAAATATCCTGTTGTGAATGCTTTTACATTGTATCCTGAACGGCGTGTGTTAAACAACAACATACCAGTTGGATATGCTGCCGGACTTGGTGCATCTAAATCAATGTAATCACTAGTTAACAAACTCTTAATTGTTGGAATAGGATCATCTGCTGGATTGATTGCGCCAGAACTGCCCCAACGTGCATCATAGAATGCTACACCTTGGCTGCTAGTTTGATCTGCATTGTCAATCAATACCCACTGATCTACAGACTCAACACTTTGCCAACGACTAATAACTGGATACATTTCTAAATCAGTTGTATTGATCCATAAATCACCGTATGCTAATGCAGTTGTACCGTCACTTTGAGTTGTTGGTTCAGTAGCTGAAATGATAGGACCATTTGGATCTGTAGTATTACTTCCAGTAGCTGATGGGAAACCAGTAGAATCGTAATTTATATTTCTGTAACCATTCCATTGACCACCAGATTGAACCATGATATCAACTTGATCGATAACGCTATAGAACCAGTTTGTTCCGTTTGCTGGATTTGTTACCGGTGCACCTTCATTAGCTATAAAGTCTAATGCTATCCAATTACTACATTGAACA